TTTTCGTTAGTGTTCCAGGAGCATCAAAGTGCCAATAACAGATAGCCTAAGTAAGAACTTAGTCTACACTGATTATACTGCCAATAGATTAGACATCTATCGACAGGCGGCACGAGATGTAGCGGCTCGGAATTCTGGCTTAGAACGATACGTTATTGGGATATTCGGTCCTGATCTTATTGGGTCTCTCGCTCTCGCGATTGATCCATATAAGCAGTTTCAGAATATCGTCTCTACCGTGTGCCATCTCACCGATGGCCCTAAGATCGTTCGTACACGTAGTGTGCTAACTCAGCCCCGTCAAAATAGACGGGAACTCTGGACTAGCACCGTGGGCGTCGCAGGTTATCATCATGACCCCGATGGGGGTCTTTTTGACTATATCTGGGACGACATGGAATTTACCACTACGTCAGGTACTCGTAATCGGGCTCAACAAGAGCCTCTTTACGGAACCATCAGAGATATGACAAAGGCAACGCGTCCTATCAAGAAGGATCAGGGTGAATTTGAGTTATTCATCCCGAAAATTCGAGCTAGTAGCTTTTCCCGCGCATATCTTAAAACTGATGATTATAGGTACCTGTCTTTCCCCGACTCGCAGGGCCAACGTTCTCATTCGAAAACGTGGGTCCGATCGAGAGTGGAAGGGCCAGAATTCGCGGTTACTAACGCAAGTGTTCAAACCTTGTTACCTGGGATTCGTGCACGAGCTCTAGCAGCAATGCTAAAGAACGTATATGGTATGTTGGACAGAGTCCAACCTAACCATCGCACGTATTCCCTGTTTTACCAGATCGCTGAACTGAGAGAACTTCCTCTTACTTTGAGGGGAACTCTCAAGATCTGGCAAGATTTTGAACGCATTGTGGGAACTGATTATTTCAGATCCCTCTTGCGATCACGCCACTTGTGGCGTGATCCGCTCCTCTTGGCACGTTATGCGGAACATTTGGGCCATTTTATTGGCTTCAACTATAACGCATTGCGTAACCTAGATGAAATGGCAGGCTCTGCCTTCCTTACTTTTAAGTTTGGTTGGGAGAGCATGTATAGAGCGGTTATTGACCTTCTACCATCTGTCGGTCAGGCTACATTAGACGTTAATCGTCTAATTAGGCAGATCGGTCGGGTGCACTCCAGGAGGACCAAGAAGACTTGGTCCGAACCGGAAGCGAGCTTTCCGACGTTCTTCGACTTCGTACCTCTACGCACTGAATTGTTTGACTCAAGTACCATCCGAAAGGAAGGTACGCGAGAGTGTGAACTTCGCCTTATGGTGAATTGCACACTTAACTATCCATTGCTAGATGTCCCGAGACTACGACGTGAGTTAGTCGTAGAGAAACTCGGAGTCGTCCCTGCGCCAAGTGATGTGTATAATCTCATCCCTTGGACATGGATTCTTGATTGGTTTGGCGGGCTAGGAGATTATCTATCCTTGATGGATAGCATCTCTAACAACGACATGCTAATCAATTTCGGTTTCATCACTTACAAAGAAGTAAGTACATGTACCGCGACTGTAGCCGGAAGATTCGAAACTGTGGTAAAGAAGAATATCGATTTCATCGAGGAGACGACTACTTCTAGTACTCGTCACCAACATGAGTCGATATTCACCTACAAGTATCAGCTTCGTAGATCTATACCATCGCTCACTAACGTTAGAGAGTATTGGGGTTCAAATTTGAACGCCAATCAAACTGCCATCATGGGCGCTCTTGCGAGCGTCAAAGGTGGCTCCCTTGCGAGACGTGACGTCTCGTAAAGGTCAACATTAGTAACGAAGGATACTCTGACATGGCTCTAGCCGATCCCATCACTGTCGCAGCCGCTGCGCCTACACCTGCACTAACTTTTAGTGTGGTGAAGCGCGACGGTTTTGGTTCTGAACGTTGGGACGTAGCCAATGGCTACCAACTGACGTTCAGCCATTCGACTTCAAACAACAACGGTGAACGCCACTATATGAAGGTGTCACAGACCCTGGATGCTACCTCGCCCTATACGGGCTTGGTTAGCAAACAGACTGCGAACGTCTCCATATCGGCTTCTTTCCCCGCTTTTGGTTGGAATGCGGCTGCCAAGGCAGCGCTTGTGAAAGCGCTTCTTGACACGCTCGCCGACGCTGATGTCACTACTGCTAAGTTCGTGGCCTTCGAATCGTAAGATTCGCCGGCTTCAACCTAGCTTGAGAGGTATGCAAACGCTGCCTCGAAGGAGGTAACGTACATGCAAAAGAGCTTGGAGAATATGAAGAATATTCTCCTCTTTCTCTCCCTTATTGGGGAGCTTCTCAAGGAGTGGATCCGTACGAAGGAGGTTCCGAAACTCGGAAACTTCAAGGACGGACCGCTGGACCGCTAGAACGTGTCACAGGATTCCTTATTCCCCTTATAAAAGGAGATAAGGATGAAGAGCCTGACAGATACGAGGAAGTTATCGAAACTTGCAAAAGTGATCCAAGAAAGACCACTTAGTAAGTCCGATCCCTACCTCATACATAAGGGTATCTTGCGTAGTCTGTTAACTGATGTTGACAGGCTACGTCCTGGAACGAAAGGACTTGATCGTGACTTAGTCACGCTCGAGGCGCGTATTGAACACGAAGGTATTAGTATACTTACTATTACCCTTGGTTACTTAGGCAAAGCCCTTGAAAAAGGTCTAGCCGAAGGAACCTTCACCTGCCCGCACGGGTTCAAAAGAGCCCGCGGGTCCAAGATCCCGCTATTATATAGTGGTGTCTTGGGTGATGTGTTCGATTCAGTTACTGGAGATCTAGCAAAGGAGCGCGACTGCACGGAGGATGTTCTCATCCTCCGGCAGTTGCTCTACTTTCTGGAGAAAGTTCGTTTCGAATAAAGCACAGGCCGAGAGGCTTGAGCATAAAGCGATTCGAACTTTCGTGAAATGTGATCTCGAGATTCAGGGCATTGCCCCGTTTCGGAAAGATCACATATCCCGTATTTCTCGACTTGTTCTTAGAAATCTTGATGATTTCCAGGAGCTTGAAGGGAAGCACGGCCCAGGCGCCGTTGCGGAAGGCCACAAATCTAACCAGAAGTGGTTAGCGTTTGTGTCTGGTCTGTCTGATTTAGACCCCCGTCTCGAGAAGATCGGTTATGATTTAACCTACGGGTTATATCGTGATCGGCTTCTCGATAGCGGGATCCGTAACGTACCTGCTAGCGAAGATGCGAGACTTGTGACCGTCCCTAAGTCATCTTCTAGTCTTAGGACAATTACAGTCGAACCTGTTCTGAACCAATTTGTTCAGCAGGCTTACAACTCTCACCTCCGTAAGGAGATTGATCGTTGTTCTGTAATGTCACGCTGTCTAGCATTGGCCACTCAAGAGCCTAATCAGAAATTGGCTATTGAGGGATCCCTTACCGGCGAATGGGTCACGGTTGACTTGAGCGCGGCGAGTGATCGACTATCCACCGAATTGGTGGAGTTAGCTTTCACTCATCGGCCGAGATTTCTCTCGGGTATCATGTCTTGCCGTACACCCTTTGTGTCTATACGTCAAAAACGTATAGAACTCAAAAAGTACGCAGGTATGGGTAATGCGACCACATTTCCAATACAATCATATGTCTTTGCGCTTATCGCGCTCTGTTCTATGATTGGTACTAACGAAGTCGTTAGTATAAGGAAGTTGGAAGCACTAGCTAGCAATATCCGCGTTTTTGGCGATGATATCGTCATTAAACGTAGATATTTTCCAGCGTTCGTTCAGTGGATCGAATCCTGTGGTTTGAAAATTAACCAAGGAAAGACTTTCTCTCAAGGAAACTTCAGAGAGAGTTGTGGCGTTGATGCTTATATGGGTACGAAAGTAACCCCTATATACATGCGCTACGATCCACTACAATCCTCAACCGATACCAAGTCTTTTGTCGGAACGTTGTCGACTTGCAACCAACTCTGGTTAGCAGGTCTATACGCTACGTCGGACTTTCTGCGGACACTAATTGAAGCAAAGTTTAAGCTTCCTTTAGTACACCGAGAATGCCCTGGCTTGGGCTTACACACACATCAAGATCTATGTGAAAGACAAAGATGGTCTGACACATTACATAGGTATGAAGTAAAAACCTATGTTCTCGTTCCTGTAAGGGAACGTGATGAGATAGATGGGTATGCGGCTTTGATGAAATACTTTCATTCTCCCTGTTCAGGGGAGTTTGATGTAAAACATCTTAGCTCTTCGGTACGTCGATTCAATTCGAATCTTCGTAAGAGGTGGGTGCCCGCGGCGTAAGCTGCGGATATTCGGTAATCTTACAATTACCT